GTAAATTTTCATTCAGCGCATAACCTAGGACGGTTGCATTCATGCCAGATAACTGAAAAGTGACACCAGAACTTTTAAGATCATTTGCGTCCTCAATGTCAGAGATACCTAACAAAGTCCCTGCCCCCGTGTAAGTTTCACTGTTTATTGTAAGATCGCCAAGTCCAGAATGAAGCAAAACGGTGCTCGTATCAAATTCAGCTTTAATTGCAAACACTGCTTGTTGAGTTTCCTCAACTAATCTCAACGCCGATCGTGTATCAATCCCTGCTCTGGTAGCCATTAGATCACCTCAGTGAATCCAAAACTTATCCGATAAAGAGAAACATTATTTGCTTGCCATTCAACCGTATTCTCTACTAACCGAAATAATCCTCGATTTGATGCACTTGAAAATCCTATGATGGAGTCATCAGCAACACTCAAACGAAGTTTTGGCTGTATTGCTACAGAGTAAAGATTCGGTGATCCACTCGTTACTGTCGCATCAGCAGTTGCCATAACTAATTGCTTAATATTACCACTGCCATCTTGCACACTCAGATAATCGCCCTGTTTGATAGTGCCTGATTTTCCTGTCGTTGCTTTCAAAGAAAGTGCTCTTGCGCCTTTCGTGTTTTGACGAACCCTGCAACTTGCGGTGCTTGATTCATCCGTTAAAACTGCATCAACCTCTATTTCTGTGCTACTTGTAAACGTAGTGACTTTGAAAGTTCCATTGTTTTCAGAATTGACGGCTCCTGAAATAGTAATAAAATCATTGACAACTAAACCGTCAAATATCGCAGAAGTAGATGTCACCACCGAATTGGTATTTGCAAAAGTAAGAGTCGCACTATTTACGTTCGATCCAGAATCAACTCTTACATCGGCCAGTAAATGCGTGTGATCATAAGTTCCTCTTGGCGTAAAAGCATCAGGATCACCGAATTGAAAATAATTTGTTGTGCCCTCTAAATTAGCAAGAAAGGATTGCCATTCAACCACGTCAGAACGCTTCATAGGCCTCACAGTAATGTCGCCAGACCAATATGAGTAATCATATTCCTGTGTTCTATAAGTGCCCGTAAATGGCGAAACAGACGCCCCTACGGTATTTGTCAAGGTAAAGTTAGAAGAGACAAGACCTGCGTTTGTCGGTATGGTGATTATTTTAGGCATTTAATAATCCTCTTCGATACGATCCACCTCTTCTGGTTGCTTCTAATACACTAGCTTTGCTGACTTCCGCTATCTCTGGAAGCATTCTCTGCACTTCAGTCCGCACCGTGGGTACAATTCCCGTGCTGAAATTAAGGTTTTGATTAATGATAATACCACCGCCACCACTAAGAGCGTTTTTGGTGTTCATATTGTTTAATACTTTACCGCCCGTGTTTGGAATAATTAACTCAGGTCCACGTTCTCCAACTATCATTGGACGATTTGGTTGATAAGTTCCGCCTTTTGCATTCAAGGTTGGAAGATCATCAAATCCTTCCACATCAAATCCTCCACTTCCGAAAATAGACTTTAGAATTGGATTGATTACAGCAAGTTGTAAAAATATGGATATTATTTGAGATACTAAATTTTGTGCAAAATTTTTGAAGGAATCAAGCGCTGACTTTCCATCTAAAAGCGCATTGACGAAATCTACTCCAAAAGCATTAACCGACTGAGCCACAGCCTCTGCCATCTTATCACCAAATGTTTCTTGAACTTCTTCAGCACCTTCTTTTATTTCTTTAAGGTTATCTCTTAGTTCTCTAATTTTCTGATTTGCTTCATCCGTAGTGAAATCCTCACCAAAAATAAATTTAAGAATATCAAGATTGTTAGTATCAACTAAGGTTTGGAGTTGATTGATTTCATCTTGCAATTCCGCAACTGGATCAACCGTGCTTTCCACCAATTTTTTTAAATCTCCAAATGCTTCTTTATTACTCTTTAAATCAATATCCTCTTGCATTTCTTTCAAAATCGCTTTCAGTCTTTCTGCTTGCGTTGGGTCTAACTCATTAAGGGCTGTGTTTTGATCCTTAATCAGTTCATTCAATTTTTCTTGCGGAGTTGCTGATTTTTCAATCAATTTTAATAATCGATCTCGCGCTTCAATTACTTCAATAGTTGGTCCCGTATCTTCATCTTCCTTTTCTTCTTCTGTAGGTTTTTCTGCTTCTCTTGCTCTCAGTCGCGCGTCTGTCAACGCATGAAGCGATAAGATTTGAGAATCAATTTGTTCCGCCTCTTCTTTTAAGTCTCTTCTTGCTTTTTTAGCATCTCTTAAATCTTTGCCCCGTAATCCTGATAAACTTTCATTGAGAATTTCTTGTATTTCGACACGTCTATTAGCTAGGGTTTCGAATTCACTTGCCATCGCCTCCTCAACGCCGAGGGCATCTTTTGCATCTTCTGCTCGTAATCTGCCCATTCGACCGAGGGTGCTTACATCTCCTGATTCGATTCCCTCCGCAGTTAAAGCATTGGCTACAGATTCAGGTAAGTCTTGAAGTTGCTCTTGCTGTCGTCCTGCTTGGATTGCATCGTTTGTCGCATTTACAAACTCTCGCATCGAAGCCGCAACATTTTTTAACATATCGCCAAGACCACCTTCGAATATAGTATTTTGCAGACCTTTAAAAGCGATTTCTAAGTTTGATATTTCTGTGGAGAGCAATTGCATACGCTCACCCATAATACCGCCAAACCGTTTTTCTAATCCGCTAATCAAGCCTTGCATGATGATATCAGCGCCTTCTGATGTCTTTCCTAATTCAGAAAGTTCCAATCGAGTTTTGCCAATCTCATCTTCTAATATTTTAAAGACTGGGATACCTTGAGTTGCAATTTGCTCAAGTTCCACTAACCCAAGACCACCACCTGCGGCCCTTTGCGTAATTCGAACCATTGCGTTAAAAGCTTCTAAAGGATTTAACGCTAATGATGCCGCATCACCAAAGGCAGTCATCATTCGATTATTAGGTTCTATGCCGTTGGATTTAAGGGCAATAAATGCTTTGGTTACATCTTCAAGTTGGAATGGAGTTGTTTCTGCAAAAACACGAATTTCATTGAAAAACTCAGCACCTTGCGCTTCACCGCCTGCAAGTTTATTAAGAGATATTCGTAGGGCTTCGAATTGATCACCCGTTTGAGCGATGCCTTTGCCAACACGGAAAGCCGCAAAAGCGGCTGTGGTTGTTGCAATTATCGGGCCGAGTCTTTTAAGAGCCGCACCTAATCCACCAACGCCTTTGGCGGTATCTTTTGTTCTGTTTTTGGTGCGATTTAAAGCCGACTCTAGTTGTTTAGTGTCAGCCTTGATTCGGACCAGTAGTTCATCAACCGTTGTTGCCATCAGTCAGGATATAACTCCATCAGTTCTTTCAATCTATCCTGATCCATTGGAGCCTCTTTCTCTACTGCATGAAACTCTTTAAATCCAGAGATAGCCGAGTAAATCTCCAACGGTGACAACTCCCAAAATTCACTTGGCTGTATTCCAATCATGCCAACACAAATTGAAAACAACCTTCGCCAATCAATCGGCTCTAGGCTGTCACCGCTTCCTTTTTTCCGTCCGATTCCTCTGAATCATCATTTAATGTCGCAACTAGAAGATTAGCAACTGCGGCACTACAGTTAATTAATCCTGTTGATTGAATGATTTTGTTGACATCTTTCACTTGAAAGTTATTGCCACCACCTCGCAACGCATACAGCAAAATCACGGACATTTCTTTCATGCGAATATCCGCTTCAGATATTCTCTGCGTAATTTTCAGAATTCCATTATCAAGTTCTTCTTCAATCTTGATTATAGAATCTACAGTTAAACGGCACTGATAATCCGTGCCGCCTAAATTAATTGTTATTTGTCCCCTGAGTGGGTTCGTCATCTGACTTCTCCTTTTTAGGTTTGCTTGCCATTGCAAGATTCACTCTCCAAACACCGTCCCTTTCATCGTAAATCGATGATTCGACAGCACATTTTTTACCATCCACCTCTAATGATCCAGTGACGGTCAATTTTTTTGAACCCGAAAAGATCAAATCATTCTTGTAAATGACGCCTTTTTCAGTTCCTTTTTCGTGCTTGATATCGACTTCTTTGACTGTCATGACTCACCTCTTATGAGAATGTGATTGCACCGCTTGATTCAAGTGTTAATGAATAAGTTACTTCTCCATTAAACTCACCTGCAAACTCCAATGATGCGATCATGAATGATCCTGCATAAGTTCCCAAATCGGGGACCACTAAATTGTAAGTTTTGAAGTCACCATTTGCCAATGAACCTCTGACCAACTGAATTGCCGCATCATCGACAAAAACGCCTGATCCACTAATAGTCATTGAACTTGTTCCTGCGGTTGCTAGAAGTGTTCTAGCATTCGCGCTGTCTTTGTTTGTTATATCAACTGGCTCATCGTTAATAGAAATCGAAGTAGATCGCAATCCTCCGATGGTTGTAAACGTTGACCCCGAAGTATTTATTTTAACTAATAAATCTTTTCCTTTTTGTGCCGCCATGTTAAATATCTCCTAAATGGATTAACCTAATAATATTGCCCTGAATCGCATGATTCCGTGCCTCGTAATCCCATCTGGGTCGCGTACAAGATCAGAAAACTCAAATCTCAGGTTTATTAGATTAGTTCCTGATACTGTCAGACTGCTATCATGCAACAAAGTATGAATTCTGTCCATTATTTCCTTCGCTTCTTTACTCCCTCGGTATCGACTCCAAATGTCCATTTCCACGGTTACCTCCGACCCTGTCGCATCTTTGGTGCTAAAATCGCTTGCCTGATCTTCACCAATTTGGACATAAGGATATCCCGTGTTTTCTGGCACGTCATCAAAAACGCTTGCCCCTAAAGTAGATGTTAAATTCGAATCATTATTCAAGGCGGCATATATCGTGCTTTGTAATCCAAACTGAAAAATCGTCATGAAATCAATCCGTTAGTTCTGAATATTTGTAATATTTTTTTTCTGCTTTTTATAAGTGCGGGTCGCATGAAAGGACGTTTCCCCATGGTTGCAGTTCCATATTCTAAGTGCTTACTATATTTAGCGGCTGATCTTACTTCACCAACCATAACAAGAGCTGATTTTTTTACAGTCGCAGATATATTACTGGCTAAAAATCCTGTATCGCTTGCAGGTGGTTGATCTTTAGCAGATGCTCTGTGATCTCTGCGCGGTCGATATTTTTTATACAATACCCCTGTGGGATTACCTCGCAAAATTGATTTTACGGCGTGATTTCTCACTTCATCGGCTGATCTTTGCAGAGATACAAAAACCTTTTCTTTTGCTATTTTTTTTCTCGCATCCAAGCGCTTTTGAAAAGTATTCAGATTGACAAATTCCACAGTCATACCGCAACACCCTCTTTTGCTCGAATGACAAGATATTTTTTTCTTTCGTCTAAATTAATAACCGAATCAATATTAAATATTTTGTTATCAAAACTTAATCGATTGCGAGTATCAACACCCGTCAAAAAACGCATTGTAAAGCGATATAAGCCCCTTTCGTCCACTACCCCTTGGTCAAACTTGACCTGTGCGGATAATTGCTCTACGTGCGCGAAAACCGTCTTATAATTAGACCAAGCAACAGCACGTCCTCCTCCTGCATCTGTGGTTGACGTCACTTGCTGAATGATTACTTTGTGGCGCATTGCGCCAATAGACGCACCATTTTTTGCCATTATCCCAAACTCAGGAGAGTTGAACTTCCAAGACCACCATGAATCACATAAGGTGAGTATAGTTTTTTAATCATTGGTGGCATCGATCGCGTTTGCAAATAATCTTTCATGTCACCTCTTTGGTCATACATATAAGCAACATGCATTAGCATTCCAATTTTAAGCGGCTCTGGAACTAAAGACATAGTTGAATAACCAACTTTGTAAATTATTTTGATTGCGTTTGCTACCCTTAGAGCAACGGGAAAAGTTTCTCCCGTCCTCAAAACGATTCTTGCAGGCTCACGACTATTATCAACAAAATATTTCGTATTGGCAAAAAGCGTTGCATTATCAGAATCATCAAAAGTATGAACGCTCGTTACACTTTGCACAGGCGCTCTTGAAAGCGTGATGTAATTTTTATAATAATTCAGATAAGGACCCGTTCTAACGCCTTCAAATAGAGGATCATCTCGATCATCTATCGCATCCAAAAACATCGTCAGAGTTTGAGTAACAATAGCGCGGTTTGTATATTCTTCACAATATTGTCGCGCAGTTTTCCCCATCATCAACAAAATATCAAGATCATCATCATCTTGTACTCGACAATATGTTTTGATATCAGATGCCGTAAGCGGCTCGATCGTTGGCGGTGTTGTGACTGTTACTCCTGCCATACGGCATCCTTTTAATGTTCTGTAGCATCACCTGTATCAAAATTTGTGATAGATGCCAATTCATCGTCAGGTAACAAATCAATTAATCTTTTTCTATTTGATTCTATTGCCGCCTGTACATCACCGAATTTTAATTGCAACGCTGTCATATCTGATTGTAAATTACGCAGATGATTGATTACTAAAACAGCATCAGCGGACAAAAGTTCAACTGCCCATTCTTTTTGTTCGCCTTTATCATTATCAACAAACGTGAAAGTTTGCTTTTGCTCTTGAGGGTTTACTGCTTCCCCATTTTTTTCAATTGCGATTGCATCTGTCATGCTTGCTTTTTCTTCAATTGTACTCATAGCTTTTGCCTCTTTGGTTGTAGTTCAAATGAACTGAGTTATCATATCAAGTGTATTTAGCAACGGCAAGACAAGCTAAAATAAAGGGATATACCGCCCACATCATTTTTTCCAATCGCTCAAACCTAGCACTTCCTTCATCTAACCTTTGCTGAATATTTGCGTATCTAATCGCACACTCTTTCTCGTGTGCGGAAAGTTTGTCATCGTTAATTATTACTTCTGGCTTTGCCTTTTTCTTCATGGTGCTAATCCTTGATCATCCTCTTCAACAGGTAATGGAACAACGTTCAATCTTGTGACCTTTACTTCTGCATCAACCCATTCTGGCCTGCAAAAAATAGACCCTTCCTGAAAGCCTTGAAAATATTTTCTTTCTCTTGTCATTTCCTGTGCAATCCACTCGCAGTGTTGAGCATTGTTGAAATAAGTCTTTTTTTCGGGATCAATCGCGCCTGATTCTGTAATGACAACAAGTGCGATGACCAACTTCAGATTCATCGCCTTTCTTTCAACATTATCTCAATAAGGGTTCCTAGTTTCTCATCAGTGGCTTTACTTATTTCAGTTTGCTGTGCAAGTCCATCAGCGATTGTTTGAATGGCTTGCTCATTTAACTTTGTGCGGACCGCATTATCTGTGGTCGTTGTTTCCAATTTTTCAACGACCTTTGATACTTTTGCGACTTCCTCATCGGTTGCCTGTGCTTGCGCTTGCATTGTACCCCATGCAATAGCCGCAGGAATAATGGCCGCTACCAGAGGAACTGCCCAAGATGGAACTTTGATTGATTCACTCATAATTTTCTCCTTTTAAAACAATAACTTACGACCAAGGTGTGTCAAAAACGGTTAAGGGCGATTTTGATTCTTCGATTTGATTTGCAACACTTGCTTCAATTTCATCAACATCAATACTTTCTGAATCCTTGACCCAAGAAATGGCTATTTCTTCTGTAACATCTGAAAATTTTACATAGCCTTCTTTTGAAGCATTGGGTGAAAAACGCACACTTCCCCACATTCTACCACTGTGCGTTGTCTCTGCAACTTCAACGCTATCGACACATTCCCAATGAATCTCACAGATTCCGTCCTTTGGTAGTTTCGTTTTTTTCTCAACAGCAGTTACTTTCCAAGTCGCAGACATAACTATCTCCTTCAAGCTTTATAATCATTAGCTTTTTTAATAGCGGCGTTGATTGAGTCAAAATCTTCCTCTCCCCAGTCATCCATTGCCACAGCCATAGATAAATATCCCGCACTTCTCATAACTCGCTCTTTTTTCTCTTTGTTTGTCATGTCATTGCAAAAGTCATTACTGTCATCAAGACAGTTATCTATTACAGAAACACTACCCAAACATGCTGAGTACATTTGTGCTTTTTCTTCATCTGTCCTACTCATGATTTTCTCCCTTTAAAAATTTATATTCTATTTCAATATTTCCTTTGTTACATCATTTTTTTTCAAGTTCAGTAATTCTTGCTGTTAAAGATTCAATTATATCTTGTTGTTCTTGAATAGCTTTTGTTAAAATTGGTATTAATTTCTCATACTGCATACCATATTGCTTGCCATCTTCTGACATGGTAACAGCAAGATTTGTTTTATTTGCTTTGTCATAACCTGCGGCTTGCTCAAGTGCTTCAACATCTTGTGCCTTAAATCCAATATCAAGCCAATCTTCTTTGTGAGTGCCATCTGGTGTATTATCATCATAGTTTGAACGTTTATCCCACTTGTAGGTGTAAGGCTTTAATTGTTTAACAAAATCTAAACCAACATCTAAGTCTGTAAAGTCTGTTTTATCACGCTCATCAGATGCAACTGTGAGTGCAACTTGTATATGAGCATTGGTGATATTTTCATCGCCAAGCACAATTTGATTAGCACCTGTAGTTATTTCTCCTCCAGGACTACCAGAACGACCTGCATCTTCGCCTAAGAATAAATTATTTGTGCCACTGGTCACATTAAGACCTGCCGCCCTTCCAACAGCAGTATTTCCTGAACCAGTGCAAGCAAACAAAGCTTCTTGACCTAAAGCGACATTATGGTCTCCACAGTTTGCACTTAATGCCGCATAACCAACTGCTACATTTTCTACACCGTCATCAGTATTATCACCACAAAGTGCACCGATAAATGTATTACGAAGACCAGTGGTTATATCATTACCTGCCTGATGACCAATAGCTACGTTAAACATATCAGTCGCTGATGCGGGGTTTTGCAAAACTAAAGCACCTTGACCTATAGCAACAGATTTTGATCCAACAGTATTTGATCCTAATGCACCGTATCCTATAGCAATATTAAAGTCAGCGTCTGTACAAGCGTCACCCGCAAAACCACCAAGCAACACATTCTGAACACCTGTAGTCACTGATAGTCCTGCTTGGAATCCGACAGCAACGTTGTAATTATCTTGCTGACTAGAAAAATTTTGAGACGCAAGAGCCGATGAACCTATGGCTACCGCTCTAGTGCCTTGTGTGTCTGCTGACAACGCGACTGTACCGATAGCAACATTTTCATTAGCAGTGGTGAGGGAGTCACCTGCTAAACCTCCTACGATGACGTTTTGTACGCCTGTGGTTATTGATGAACCTGCGTTATAACCTACTCCTATATTGTAATTTTCCGTAGCGCTAGTAAAGTTTTGAGTACCAAGTGCGTTTCTTCCAATAGCTATCGCTCTGCTTCCTTTTGTATCTGAATGCAAAGAAAATAAACCCACTGCAATATTAGATGAGCCAACAGTCAAATTATCACCACTTTGCGCACCAATTAATGTATTCTCTATACCTGTCGTGACGTTTTCTCCTGCGGAAAAACCAACTGCGGTGTTATTAGAATTTGTGGCAGAGGTAAAGTTTTGTACTGATAAAGCACCATGACCTATAGCAACGCTTCTGCTACCCAAAGTGTCTCCACCCAGTGCCGCATAACCCATAGCCACATTGAAATCTGCGTCTGTAAGTGCGTCTCCTGCTAGACCACCGATAAGGGTGTTTTGAAGCCCTGTGGTCACTAAAAGTCCCGCATTGTTACCTACTGCGGTGTTGTAGATAGCACCTTGTGAAGTGTTATTTTGAGAAGCAAGTGCCGAGTTTCCTATAGCAACATTACGCTCTCCTCTGGTCTCTGCCCCTAAAGCGTTGTATCCCACTGCAATATTGAAATCGGCATGAGTTAAAGCATCACCTGCTAGACCACCGATAAGGGTGTTTTGGACACCTTCGGTTACGTTGTAACCTGCTTGATGTCCTACCGCAACATTATGGGTATCTACAGCTGAAGAACGTGCTTGAGAGTAAAGAGCTTGCTTACCTATTGCAATGCTTTTGCTTCCAACCGTATCCTGATACAACGCTTGAAACCCTATAGCCACATTATGGTCAGAATCAGTTAACGCATCACCGGCCTGACCTCCAATTATAACATTCTGAACTCCTGTTGTTACGTGGTCACCTGCTCGTAGTAAAGCCTCTGCTCCAACTGCAACATTTCTTCTTCCTGCTGTTTCAGTGCTTAGTGCGGCATATCCTATTGCAGTATTTCCTGCACCTGTTGTAATTGCATCTCCTGCCAATGAACCTATGATTGCTAGCTGAGAAGCAGAAGTTGCACTTCTACCTGCATTATGACCGACAGCAACATTATCACCGTTTCCTTGTTGGTCTAAGGTCTTTAATGCTTCACTTCCAATTGCAACATTTTTTGTCCCTGTGGTTTCAGCACCTAAAGCACCATAGCCCATGGCAATATTCTCAGAGCCTGTTGTTAAGGCATCACCTGCTTCACCCCCTAACAGGGTATTTAGAGTGCCTGTGGTTATACTAAGACCTGTGTTATATCCAACAGCGGTGTTAAATGTATCGGTAGCTGACGAAAAATTTTGTGTGCCTAAAGCACGACGACCTACAGCAGTAGATTTACTACCCAGTGTGTCTGATGTCAAAGCAAGATACCCAATTGCCAGATTGCTATCAGCGTCGGTTAAAGCATCACCTGCCAAACCACCGATGAGGGTGTTACCTAGACCTGTGGTTACTCCCATACCTGAGTTTTCACCTACCGCGACATTGAAAGTATCTGTGGCAGAACTAAAATTTTGCGAGAACAATGCAGATTCACCTATTGCTATAGATTTAGAACCCTTTGTATCATTTGTTAATGACGCATATCCAATAGCAATATTTTGGCCACCTGTATTGAGTGCATCTCCTGCAAGACCGCCAACAAAAGTGTTGTATCTGCCTGTGGTAACATTTTCACCTGCTCCGAATCCTATCGCAACATTGTAGCTATCTGTAGCACTTGTAAAATTTTGGGTTTTTAATGCAGACCTACCTATTGCTGTACTTCTTGAACCTAAAGTATCCCCACTAAGTGCCTGATGGCCTACAGCTACGTTGAAATCAGCGTCGGTGAGTGCATCTCCTGCCAAGCCACCCATAAGAACATTTTGGAGACCTGTGGTAACATTTTCACCGGCCAATCTACCAACAGCTACGTTATAAACATTATTGCTACCAGAAAAATTTTGGTCTTTTAATGCATTTTCACCAATAGCTACATTATACCTTCCCGTAGTTTCACCGCCTAAAGCATTTGTACCTACAGCAGTGTTGCCTAATCCTGTTGTTAAAGAGTCTCCTGCAAGTCCCCCGATAAGCGTATGCCCCGTTCCTGTAGTTAAAGAAGTGCCTGCACTAGAGCCTACTGCCACATTGTAAGCATTAGTTGCAGAACTAAAGTTTTGAGCCGCTAACGCGTATGTTCCTATCGCAACCGAATGATTGCCTAAAGTGTCCTGACCTAACGCGGCAACACCCATTGCTACATTGAAATCAGCATCCGTTAGTGCATCACCTGCAAAGCTACCTATTAAGGTATTTTGTATACCTGTGGTTATATCACCGCCTGATTGATAACCCACTGCTACATTGTGATTATCAGCGTCTCCATTTTGTTCTTTAAGAGCTTCATATCCTATAGCAACATTTTTTCTACCTGTATCTTCATTAAGTAATGCTTCGAATCCAATAGCGACATTGCTATGTCCTGTGGTGCTTGCTTTACCTGCGGTAAAACCTACAGCTACATTGTTACCTCCTGTCGTGGTAAGTCTTAATGCTTGTGAGCCCACTGCAACATTATTGTTTGCATCAGAACTGCTACCACCAAACATGGCTAATTTACCGATAGCTACGTTGCTGTCACCATCAGCCATGTTAGCCATTGCCTGATGACCCACTGCTGTATTGCCAGTAGATGCTGATGAGTCAGTTAATGCTTCATAACCTAATGCGACATTTTCGCCACCTGCTTGTAAACCATCTCCTGCTAAAGCACCCAAGATTGTATTTTGAAGTGCGGTGGTCATTGAAGCACCTGCGTTATATCCTATGGCTACGTTGTAAGGTGTAGAGTTTCCAGTATTCATAAGATTCAAGGCGGCATAACCGATAGCAATGTTTCTGCCATCATCATCTGCTGTCGCTAAAGCATCTGAACCTATAGCAACATTTCGTGTTCCAGTTGTTATTGCTAAACCTGCATGAAATCCAACGGCAGTATTATTAGCATCAAATGTGGTTGTGCCATTATTTTGTGCGGCTAATGCATTATATCCTATTGCAACTGTGCGGTCTCCAGATACATTAGCTCCTAGAGCACCATAACCCATAGCAACATTTTCACTGCCTATTGTAATTGCATCTCCTGCAAGTCCACCAACAAGTGTATTGGTAGTTCCTGTAGTTACTGCACCACCTGCGTTGTAACCCACTGCTACGTTATAAACATTAGTGGCACTAGTATTATTTTGTGTGGCTAAAGCGGCATAACCTACTGCCACATTATATTGACCTAGTGTTTCTTGACCTAAAGCGTTATAACCTAACACTGCGTTTCTATCTGAATCTGTTAGAGCATCACCTGCAAGACTTCCGACTAAAGTATTATTGGTTCCTATAGTTATCTGATTACCTGCTTGGAATCCTAATCCAACATTATAAGATGTAGTTGCAGACGTAAAATTTTGTGTAGCTAAAGCTGACCATCCAATTGCGACATTTCTTGAGCCTAGTGTATCGGTTGATAAAGTGCTTCTTCCAACCGCTACGTTATAACTTGAATTAGTAAGAGCATCACCTGCCAAACCACCGATGATGGTGTTATCAAAGCCTGTGGTAATTTTTCTACCTGCATAGAAACCCATCGCAACATTGTAATTATCTGTTGCTGAAGAAAAATTTTGTTCGTTTAACGCAAAAACACCAATGCCTACAGCCCTGCTTCCAAGAGTATCAGCACCCAACGCTCCTTGACCAATCGCAATGTTGTAGTCAGCATCGGTAAGTGCATCACCTGCAAATCCTCCTATCAGGGTGTTTTGAAATCCTGAAGTAATTAATCTTCCGGCCTGATGACCTACTCCTACATTATAAACATTTGTGGTAACGCCAAATTGTTGGGTGGTTAAGGATTCAGTTCCAATAGCCACGCTCCTGCCGCCTTTTAAATCATTACCTAAAGCGGCATAACCCAAAGCAACATTGTTAAATGCAACAGTAAGCGCGTCACCTGCTAGTCCACCAATAAGGGTGTTTTGTGTTCCTGTGGTTATTGAGGTTCCTGCACTATACCCAATCGCAGTATTATACACATTGCCAGTTGTTCCGTTTTGAGTTGCAAGACTGTAATTTCCAATGGCAACACTTCTGCTTCCTGTTGTATCGTTTGTAAGAGCACCGCGTCCTATTACGGTGTTATCTGAACCTGCTGTTAAAGCATCTCCTGCTAGGCCGCCAATGAGAGTGTTGTTAATCCCTGTGGTTACAGCTAAACCTGCATGAAAACCAACCGCTGTATTATGGGTGTCCGTTGCTGATGTAAAGTTTTGATTTGCTAAAGCATTGTATCCTATAGCAGTTGACCTACTGCCTAAAGTATCTGTACTTAAGGCAACGCTTCCCACCGCTACATTGTAATCTGCATCTGTAAGTGCGTCTCCTGCTAGACCACCGATAAGGGTGTTTTGAAATCCTGTGGTTACTGAACCACCTGCATCTCTACCTATTGCCACATTATATGAATTAACCGAAAGATTCTGAGCGTCTAAAGCGAAAGCCCCTATAGCAACAGAACTTGCGCCTGCTGTATCAACCCCTAAAGCTGTATAACCAATTGCTACATTATTACTGCCTGTCGTAAGTGAATCTCCGGCAAGTCCTCCCATAAGAACATTTTGTGTGGCTGTGGTGACTGATTTACCTGCTTCATGTCCAACTGCTGTATTGTAGGTGTCAGCATTTGATGCAGGGTTAAAATTCAACAATGCGCTTCTACCAACCGCTACGTTTTTGTCTCCGACCGTGTTGGAAAATAAAGAATCACCGCCTACAGCAACATTGTTGTCACCCTCAGTAAGACTTGAAAGACTGTTGTAACCTACCGCTGTATTATTTGAAGAAGTTGTTATTGCATCACCTGATAAAGAACCGATAAGGGTATTGTTTTTTCCTGTGGTCACTTGTGCGCCTGCATTGTAACCTACAGCGGTGTTATAAATATTACCGCCACCCGTGTTATTTTGTAGTGCTAAAGCGGCATATCCTAATGCTGTATTATATTGACCTGCTGTTTCTGAACCTAAAGCGGTATAACCTAATACAGTATTTCTAGTCGAAGTTGTAAGTGCGTCTCCTGCTAACCCACCTATTAGAGTATTATTTACCCCTGTGGTTATATCGTTACCTGCATTATAGCCCACTCCGATATTGTAAGCATTAGTGGCTGAAGTAAAGTTTTGAGTTGCTAAAGTCGCGTACCCTAAAGCTACGGACCTGCTACCAAGTGTGTCTGATGTTAAAGCACTTCTTCCAACAGCTGTGTTATAATCTGCATCTGTAAGGGCATCACCTGCTAGCCCTCCAATTAAAGTGTTGTCAAATCCTGTAGTTATTGAGAAACCTGCATTAGAACCCACCGCTGTATTGTAATTATTAGTTGCAGAGGTAAAGTTTTGAGCCTGTAATGCGGCACGTCCGATAGCTACAGAGTTACTCCCAAGTGTATCAGAACTTAATGCGGAATATCCAAGTGCTGTGTTAGCGTCAGCGTCAGTGATAGCATCACCTGCCAAGCCACCAATAATCGTGTTTTGAATGCCTGTGGTTACTTCACCACCTGCGAAATATCCTATAGCGACATTATAATTAGTCGTAGCTGATGAAAAATTTTGATCATTTAAAGCGGCATAGCCTATCGCTACAGCACCTGATCCTTTAGTGTCGAAAGATAATGCGGCATATCCAAGTACTGTGTTATAGTCAGCGTCCGTAAGTGCATCACCTGATAAACCACCCACTAAAGTGTTTTGAACGCCCGTGGTGATATTAATACCTGAGTTGTGTCCTATACCAATATTATAAGCGTTGACATCACCTGCATTTTGTAGTTTTAATGCAGATGAACCAATAGCTATGGAACGACTTCCTGTGTCTTCAGTTTTAAGTGAGTTATAGCCAATAGCTACATTTTGGTCACCCGTAGTAATCGCATTACCTGCATTATCACCCACGACAGTATTATAATTACCACCGCTTTCAATATTTTGTCCTGCATTGTTCCCTAATCTTAAATTTGATGTGCCAGATGACCTTGTTAATAAGTTTTCAGCTACTATTCCACCATCAACTTTTATGCCATACATCGTGCCGTTGCGGTCAGCACCATAAGCATAAAGACTATTACTTTTATTAGTTGTTTCAACAAGAAAGTTGTGACTGCTTGCGTTTGCATTATTAGCATTTTTAATTTGCCCACCACTTGCAGTAATACTTCCAGTAAAAGTTGCGTTATTATTACTGGCAAGAGTAAGTGCAATATCTGTGCTAGAGGATGTACCACCTGTGAAAAAGTTCATGTTATCTCCTGTTACAGAGATTACATTTCCATTTGTGGTACTGGTATTATCTGCTATAACGATTCCAGAAAAAGCGTCTGTGCTATTTACTCGTAATGGATAGTCTGAACTGCTTGAAGCTGTGATAATACCGCCAGAAATATCGCCCGCTGATATATTAGAATTAAACGTAGCCGCACCTGCATTAGACATATCAAAAGTAACGGCTGTGATTTCACTACCGCCATCGTTACCTTTAAATATTAAATCATCGTCTGAACCTTCAGATTTTATTACAAAATTACCTGAATTATTTTTAAATCGTCCTATTGAACTTCCGCCATCTTTAAAAACAATATCTCCACCATCAGCATCAAGAATAATGTCACCCGCAACGTCTAGCGTTAAATCACCACTTGTTTTCGCTAAACTTCCTGTTGAAGTAATTCTAAGGCGCTCCGTAAGCGAACCGCCTGTTGTTTGTGTGCTAAACAGTAATGCACCGCTGTCTCCGCTGTTGCTATCACCATCTGTTTTTGCAGATATTTGCGCTAGGTCTGTGTCGGTGTTGTTACCAAATGTGATTGCTCCTACTGTTTGGTCATTGTTTGCATCGTTTCTTCTTATCTGTATACCATGACCACCTCCAGATGCAGGCGTTTCTATTTGTAAAAAGTCTGAGGTATGACTAGAGCTATCGTTAATTAATACTTTGCCATTTGTATCAATAGTTAATCTTGTCGTGCCATTCGTGTTAAGACCTAAATTATGATTTGTGGAAGTTCCTATTTTTCCGTTTGCTGATTGAGCTTGCAATAAAATTGCCGCACCACTAGTCCTTTCAGCTTTTATTTCTCCGTTACCTGCACTTACGACATGCATAGTATGGGACGGGCTTCCAGTTCCCACCCCAACGCGATCATTGCCACCATCAACAAACAGCATATTAGCGTTGCCGTTAGACTCCACTCGAAAGTCTGCGTCTACTGAGCTTTCGTTAAATACAACATTACCTGTTTTAAATATAAGGGGAGTTGGTGCAGAACCTGCTATTTGAGTTGTGATATGAGCAGTATTTGCTGTTGTATCAAAACCCATTATCATTTGTTTATTGGTGTCTGTAGAACCTTTAAGGGTAAGCTGTAGATTATCGCTTTCGGTTTTATCTCCAATTACTTCTAAGGTTGAAAAAGTAGAAGACCCACCGATGCCCACGCGTCCGCCAAAAGTAGCACCTGCATTAAATGTTGCGGCTCCTGCTTCTGACATATCAAGGGTGAGGGCTGTAATAGTAGTTCCGCTGTCATCCCCTTTAAATATTATGTCTTTATCTTGTACTAGCGACCTAATTAAAAAATCAGTTGACGAATTAGTTATTTTACCTATGTTCGTGCCACCTGCGGCAAAAATAAAATCATCTCCATCAGCATCAAAAATAATGTCACCCGCAACGTCAATTGTTAAATCACCAGAAGATAAATCGATCTCAGTGCCATCAATAGTTATATTATCTACAGAAATACCTGCATTGGCTGTGACTGCTCCTGTAAACGTAGCCGCATCTGAGTCGCTTATGACTAAAGGGAAAGTGCTATCAGTGACGTTCCGTAAAACAAAACCCGCGTTAGTTATACCTGCTTGTCCTGCACCAATTTGAAAAACTTTACTAGCCGCCGCGTTTGTAAATTGAATATGACAACCACTTGTTGTATTGACACCGTTGATTTCTATATTTTTTGTAAAACTTGCACCCGCGTTAAATATCGCCGTGCCTGCATCGGACATATCAAGAGAAAGGGCTGTGATTAAACTTCCTCCATCATTGCCTTGGAGTTTTAAATCGCTGTTTTCTGTATTTACTTTTAAAACTAAATCATTCGAAGAGTTTTGTATTTGACCTTTTGTTACACCTCCATCTTTGAAGGAAATACTTCCACCATCTGCATCAAGAATGATGTTTCCTGCTACATCTAATGTCAGGTCGCCAGAAGAGAGATCGATCTCAGTACCGTCAATGGTTATATTATCAATGGAAATACCTGAATCAACAGTGAGAGCGCCCGTGAGCGTCCCACCGCCAATTTCAAGTTTGTCGGAATTTAAGTTGGTAAAGTTAGCATCAACCTCGTTATTAGTAAGAGGCGACCCTTTACCACTGCGCGTGACTATTGTAGCCATGTGCTAACTCTTATGATGCTGTGAGTGTAATAGTCCAAGTAACAGACATTGTATCGTCTGACGCTTTGTTCACCACAGGAAAAACAGTTCGACAAAGCATGTCCCCACTACTACTAGCATTGAAGATGCCTGCCTCTGTAACCGCACCAGTGCCTTCTCCTGCTTCGAAAGACGAAACATATACAACAGTATTGGTTGAAGGTGTTGCGCTGTCTAAGGCTTCCCTCGAGCCAAGAATCGATACTAAATCGGTCTGACCTGCCGCCGCCGCAGTTGTACCTGATCCAAGTGCCATATGAGACATCACGTTTTTAGATGTACCTGTCATACGAGAACAAATGAACGTCAAACCAACCGTTACGATCAAATTCTTCTCAGTTCTTTTTTCTTTAATTTTTCCAAACTTATCACGTAAAACTATCTCTAGTTCTCCGTTGAGTTTGATGTTTGTTTGATTGTCCATATTTATACCTTATCAAAAAGTGAAACTTGATCCAACATAATCTTCTGCGAAATAATCAAAAGCGCAGTAACCTTGACTTCTGCCAACTCCTGCATCACTCAGCCCAACACTGTTGTTTTGGACACTTCCGAAAGCAATAATATCATTATCACTCAAAACAGTGAAATTGGAAATAGTTTTTACAAATGTAAAGGTACTGTCATCTCCTGCCACACCGTCTGCATCATCCGTCACAAAAGCAGTATCCGATAATTGAATTAATCTGCTAAAGCTTGGTGAATCTGTAAAATTAGCAGAATTATTGACGACCTTGTTCAGTGGTAACGCTTGGACATCTGTAAATGCGGCACTATTTGCAAATACTTTTCCAATCAGAATTGTGTCATTATCAGCACCAACAAAACTGTTCGCTCTTAATTTAGATAGAGAAACAACGTCATTATCAGTCAACGCACTTGCATTTGAGAATATTTTGTTTGGTTGAACAACCTCTTCATCTGTTAACCCTAAAGCGTTGCTGAGAGGCTTGATTATTGCTCGTGTTTCGCTTTCTGCGATACTTGACGCATCACTGAGTATCTTTGTAAGGGTGAGCAAATCATCGTCTGAGAGAGCCCCAGAATTTGAAAAACCTTTCTGTGGATTCAAAGAGGGTGAATCTGCGCCTGCAAATGAATTGTTTAAAATTTTACCAAATGGGAAACTTGGTTCATCGCCTAAACTAACAGCATTGTTTATTACTTTGTTTGGGACAATGACATCATTATCTGTAAAAACAGCGGAGTTGGAAAAACTTTTTTGTGATCCCAAAGATGGCGAGTCAATTACAATTGCAGAATTGTTGAAACTTAAACCTAAAGCAAAAGATGGATCGTCAGAAAAGTCAACTGTGTTTGATATTACTTTACCAAACGGGAAACTTGGTTCATCCCCAACAGTTGCCGAATTGGAAAATGTTTTTGTTGATCCTAGTGATGGCTCATCCGTTAATACTAACGCATTTGCGAATCCTTTACCTACTGTTAAAGATATGCTTTGACTTGCAGAAAGAGAGTTCTCGAATTCGATGAATCGAAAAAATATTCCCGTTTCAAAACTTGCTCTTAAAGATTTGTCCGTTATCGAGTGAAGCAGAGACTTATCGACAACAACCTTGCGAATCGATTTGTCAGTAAGAGAAAGTTTTATTAAACTCAACTAAAGTCATCTCTTACTACAAAGTCAACAACCTCAAAAACTGTTTCAATTGAACCATCAGAAAAAACGACATTGACCTCTCCTTCATATGTCCCCGCATCTATGGATGCAAGATTATTTCCAAACGCAAACGTCAAAATACCGTTTTGAAAATTAGTGCCAGAGTTTGCCGCTGTCAAAGTAAACAAGGTGGAATCTGATCCTCTTGCTCGTACTTTCATCGTGCATGTAGAACCAGAACAATCGACAGCAGAACCAGTGTCAGCACGGGTCAGATTAACTTGAACCTGTGGCCCTGTATCTCCCTGAACCAGAAATAGTGTCGTCATGGCTTATTGCCTTTAAGATTTTTTCTTAGGTGTAGCTTTTTTCTTTGCTGTTGCTTTTTTCTTTGGCTTTTGAACGTAAGCTTCATTGACTTCTGGGGTGCTTGGATCATCTGCTACGTAATGTCCTTTTTCATTTCGCGCTCTTTCCATTCCCGTTGTGTCTTGAACTTTACATTCCATCGCCCAACCGTTCTCCTCAAATACTGCCATCAAATCTTCTTTCCACGGTGCATCAGCTGTTACGATACTTCCCGCTTCATAAAGCTTTGTTGTGAGACCTTGCTCATCGTTGGTTGCAGGCTTGGGAACAATAATTTTGTATGTCTTGCTCATAATAAATCCTCAAATAAAGGGGGCCTCTAAAGAAACCCCCATTTATCCTTATGCTAGGTTGTAAGTTGAAGCACCGCCTGCATGTCTTGGATGTCCTTTTATGCAAGTTAATGACATCGGTGTACCAGTGCTGTGATTGCCAGTTCTGACAATATCAACTCTGATAAATCGCTTGCCACCCACATATCCTATTCCAGACACTTGAGGCGTCTCAGCATTATCATCTAGCGTCAACCAAGTTCCGTCTGAAGCAATAGCCGCATCCGTTACATCTAATTGACTTGATACAGCGGTCAAAGAGCCGCTTGTATCTCCATGAAATAACTTCATTTCGTATTTCAAACTACTAGATAATGTGTCGCCTTCCGCACCAGAATTACACATTACAAAAGCACCCTCGAAACCTTGTAAATCGATCTCTGAGCCAGTTGTAGTTGTAGCATTTCCAGATGCAACGACAGCCGCAGTCATTATTACAGGAGTTAAATTATTACCTAAATCTCTCATCTTTTAGTCCTCCTTACGCTGAAACTTTTTGTTTAACGATAGCCTCTGGCAAAATTACCTGACCACCAACTCTACGTCTTGCAACATATCGGATATTTCCAGTTGTTGCTTGAGTAAATGGGTCACGTAAAACTGCAAGAGAAACGCGGTCAACTATCATGTATCCTCTTCTGAAATCACCAAACGCAACAGGGAAATTACCTGCTCCTACGTTTGGCATATCAGTCGCTTGAATGTACGGGTGTCCTAAAACAGTCGTCATTGGTCCACCAGTTAACATCATCCCTGCTTGGAAAACATATTGTCCCGCTGTATCTTTTAACTTTCGAATTGCCGCCAATGTGCTTCTGTTAAAAACAAAAGTCGCATTTGCAGAATACTCAGCTTTTACGCTGTGAACCAAAGTAATTAGACCATCGCCTGTCAAAGCAGTTCCGTTACCAGATACTACTTCAGAAACATCAGAGTTTGTCATGAATCCTTCGGGCTTACCTACCGCGTTACCAGATACAAATGCCGCACCCTCTGCTTTCGCAAACTGCTCGGCAAATTCTGATTGCATTTCCGCTTCAAGATCAAATACTGAATCTTCGAGGTCTTGCTCAGAGATATCCACCAACGCATAGTATTCATGAGCAGGTATCTCTTCCAAGCCAACTTGATATCCAGTTGTCTCTGATCTTGTTCCTGATTCAGCAACCCACTGCGCCGCAAAAGTGCCAGTTCTCTTTGGCATCTGTATTGAACGCTGTGCTGTTTGTCTGATTCTTGCAATTGATCTGATTGGCGATATTTCAGTAATATCTTTGATCAACTCTCTCACGTACTCAGGAGGTGCAAGATATCCGCCAGTTGAATCATTAGAAACAGTCAATGCTTTCTTTTCATCAGGGCTTAATCCCTCAATTCCTTTTCTGCAATAAGCGTCAAAGGCTGATATGCCTTCGTCAATTTGCTTTGTTGAAAATCCAGAGTTAGGTCTACGCATCGCGACCTCCACCCTATCCATCTGCTCCATAAGAGCTTCTTGGCTTTTTTGAGACTGAACCATTCTTTGATTGATGTCTTCATAGCTGTCCATCTTTGCTTCGATAGCGGCTAATTTAGCATCAAGCGCTGAATCTTCCTGTCCTTTAGCCATCTTGTCCAATTTTTCGTCATAGCTTTTTTTGAACTCCTCAAAAGCCGAACCCATCTCGGACACTAAAGTTTTAATATCTTCACTCATTGATTAGTCCTCTTTAAGTGATTTAAGTTTTTGGGTTAGTTGTTTGACAGCATCAACCTCAAAACACTTTTCTATTTCTGCATCGCGCAGATAAAAAGCATCTTGTACTGCTTTGGCGGCTATCTTTGCCTCTGAACGAGATAAACTAAAAGCATCACGCAGTCCATTTTCCCATTCTCTGATTGAAACGTCTTGACCTTTAACTTTCCGAATCTTGGCTCGCGGATTCATAGGAAACGTGACCACAGATATTTCCATCAATTCTACTTCTTTAATCATTCTTCTTCGTGTCTTTGGATCGTAATGTGCGCCTTTTGCGCTTGTCTTAAATCCAATCGATAGGCCATCTAGTGCGCCCATCTTCATCAATTCATAAGTTTCTCGACCTGCCTGTGTTCCCATCGCAAGCCGTCCTTTAACCTTTAATCCTTTTTGATCCTCTTCGATAGACTCAAAAACACCGATTGGCATATCAGTCTTATGCTGATACAAAAGCTTCACTCCTTTCGGTCCTGTTTTTTTGATGCTCTTTTGAAAAGCACCTGCCTGAATAACGTCATTCCCTAAATCAACATTTCCAAAAATTGATCCATATCCTTCAAAGGAACCTTTCTCATCTTCTTCATGTCCTGCCTTGATCTCTGCCGCTATCTGAACAAACTCACGATTTTTTTTATCCTCTTCATCTTCCTCATCCTCGTGATAGCCTGCTTCCTCTGTCGGCTCCTGCTCTGCCATATCTTTTGCCATTTCTAAGATGACAGAATTTTCTGTTTCTCTGACATTCAGAACGTGCTTGTTTTCTTCGGTTTCTAATTGCTGACTGAGAGCGTCAACACATGCGAGGATATCGTCATCCTCGATCTTTCTGGCTGTAGAATCATCCATACGCTTTACCATTGTTAAGTTATCGTAATCGTCTGATTACTACAAAACAGGCATCTGCATTGAGACACTTTATATTTTTATGGATATTATCACAACTTTTTTTGATTGACACCCTTTTGAAGTGATCCGTTACGACCAAAGGTGGATCAATCCTCTTCGGAATGTCAATGAAAGAACACGGTCAATAAATTATCTGATAACTTCTGATTTGTTTTCAAGTCAATTGTTACAAATCGATATCTTTTACTTTGTTTCCAAAAAACTTTTTTATCTTTTCTTTTTTTGGAGGCTCATCTAAAACGAATTTGGCTTCCTCAAATTTTTTATCTATTTTTTTTAAGATTGATTCACGCATCAAGTCCAGATAATCAGGGTAATTATCGGGAAAATATCGAGCCATCAATGTCACAATTTGCTCGGTTTTGTTTAAGCCCATATTTTTATGAACATCATTCATCATTTTCCAAGCTTTACCGCCCACATGAACATAAACGGTTCCAGACTTCTTTTGTCTCCAACCATCACTTTTTGACATCATTTAACTCCTTTGCTTTTTGAAACTTATCTCTGCCCTCTTTGAGAGACAAATCTTTAATTTCCGGCTTCTCCCAAGATTGATTCATATTATGATCAGCCATAGCAGAGTTAGCATAGCCAACGCTATATCCTCTATCATAATATTTTGACATCCCTGATCTGTGCAGAAGTCCATTTTCTGCATCTTTTAAACCCTGCATATAATCATCTTCCATTTGTATCTCATTCATTTTCTGCTTCCTTTGTTTCTCGATCCTACTCTTCCAATATAAATGTATAGTATTCCAGACATCTAACCATATGTCAAACCCAAATTGGGTAATTTAAATGTAAAATTAGGTTGACTTTTTGTTTATGTATAGTATTATATACGTATAAAACAAAAGGAGAAAAAAATGAAAGCAACAAATTTTGAAAACTGGCTTAACAGATTTATCGAAGAAAAAGATTTTGATTTAGAAATGATATTTGAAGTTGAAGGACGATCTGGCATGAACATGATGCCTTATGCAGAAGTCAGAGATGCGATTTTAGCCACTAATGAACAAGAGCAAAATGCGATCAAATCTACTTTGATTCAAATTGATTTTAGAAATGGTGACATCGGGCATTACTTTAGACATCTAGCGCAAGCAATCGCTAAGTAAAAGAAAGGGCTTCGGCCCTTTTTTTTTATAAATCAAAAAAACAATTAAGAATCCACAGAATCATCAATGTCCGTATAAACAATTACACATCTGCAATTGATTACATTCTCAGGACCTCCCCTAGGATCGCCAACAAAGTCCATTTCACGACCCCCTACTTTAAAAGATTCGCTCATCGATATCTTTGTCCCGCTGACCTCTGCATGAGCTGTTCGTGTTCTTGCATCATTTGTTGCAACCCATTCTTTCACCATTGCGACTCCGTAACTGTCGCCAACGGTCTGATGATAATTATGATGAGCAAAACCCGTTGCGGAGTGCGTTTCCGTTCTTGCAATTAAAGCGGCTCTGTTTTTATTTATTCTTCTGAATTTTTTTCTAAGCTCTCTTGCAATTTCTGGCACAGAGAGATCCTCCAACCTTAACCGTTCGATTTCTCGGAGGATTAAAATTCCTTGATTTCTTGAAATATTCGTGAACAAAACTTCTCTTTGCAAAAAGTAAGCGGCGACCACTTCTTCAAATTCTATTGATCTCCCGAAATCAAATGCCTCTTCTTGCTTCTGATCAATTCGATTATAGACCTCATCATTATAATCATAGATAGCTTTAAATATTCTTTTTAACTGTGCCTTAATAAGTGACTCTAACTCAAGATTGATAAGTTGGACCACATTACCACTGCTCATCGCAGAATCTTGGTTTATAGTTCTTGAAATGATGTTTACGTTTTTATTAAAACTTGTTTCTATTTTTTTTTGAAACCCACGGGCTAAATTATCTCTTAATCGCGCCTGCTCCCGTGCATATTTTACGGCATTGACTCTGCCTTGCCTAAAACCAACTATCTGCTTTACTGCATTATTTTTCATTTATTTTTTAGTGCTTTTTGGATGTCCTTTTGGTAACAAATCTGTATCAAATGCCGCCCCTTGAAATCTTCCTGTTCTCAAAACGTACAAAAGAGCGTTGACTCTGGCAAATGCCCACTGATCAGGTCCAGTAACGTTTGGACGGACCGATTGAGGATTGTTGTAGTAGGCCCCGATTCCACGACGGAATGATGCCGCAAGCATTCGGAAAGTAGCTCTTTTTGTAGGTTGATCACCGTATTTTTCATTATGATCATCCACTTTATTTCTTAGCCCTGTTTTAATCTTTTCACTCATAATAAATTTTGAGGGGTCTTTTTGCTTTAATTCTTCGCCGACTGCTTCCTCGTATTCAGCATGAGTCCGACAGGGCATGTAAATCATCGTCCCGTCTTCATCATGAGAATGAAAGCCAACACAACCTATTTCTTGTGCTCTTTCTAATGCCTCATCAGAGGTTGTAAAAACATCTCTTCGTAACTGATACTTTTCATCATCGACCTTTCCCTCAAGCTCTTTGATGACAGATAAAACCGCATCTTTCATTCCTTGTTCGCCAATCTTTGGATTAATCACGCCCCATTTCATTTGTGCGATGATTCCTGCAATATTTGACAAAGTAGGCTTCAAATCGGGATCGGTGAATTGATCGCCATCCCTCAAATGTCTAGCGGCCCATGCTTCCCTTTCTTTGATCCAATCTAAAACAGCAGGGGTTTGTGATCCTTCTCTTGCTTTTTCCCAAAGCCTGAATGCTTCCGTTCCTCGAATATTGCCGCCTGCTCTCCAAATCTTTCTGCCATTAGCTGTCATATCATCTGCTAAATTCTTGGAAAAATTAAAATCGAATTGTGGATATTCGCTGTTTCTCAACGATATTTTTTTATCGTCACCGCGATTTGGGAAATCAGTTTGCTTTGAATCATAAAACTTTATGTCCTCCTCATCGTCCATCTGTAAAGGTTCATCAGGGCTCTCTTCATTCAATGCAAAGAGACTTGCGTTAACTAATAAGCCATCCGCACCTTCTACTGAATCGAGTCCAAGACGCTCTCTCGCTTCGTTTCTGGTCATTATGCCCTCACGTACCGCGCCAATCACGTTTTCATATATTCGCTTTCGTCTTTCCGATAACGCAGGAATCTCATTTGTATCAAATAAAAATTCAAGGCCTTCATTGAACTGAGGCATTAACCATTCATTGATATCTGACTGAACTTTCATGAGCATTGGGATAATGGTTTCTTCATATAAAGCCAAGCGAGCCTCCGCTACATTTGCATATGTTTGAGCATCGGGTACTCCAACCAATTGGGATGGGACACCGAAGCACATAGCTATGTCTGTTGCACTCATATGCTTAAGATTTATGAAGTCCATATCTTTTGGTGACAATCCCATTTCTTTCCAGTCAAAATCACCCTCCAACAATAATGGTCTACCGGCGTTTTGAGAACCCGTAAAACGATTATTTAAGTCCGTCAAAAGTTGCTGTCTTTGACTATCTGTAAGATTTACTGCAAATCCTTCATCATCTTTTGGTTTGAATATCACTGCACCCGATGGTCTTGCCCCATTATTCAAAAGATTAATGTTGTGCTTGCTACTAAGATTGTGCTGATCAACTTCGACAGCCGCCGCGTTAAGGGGTGACATTCCATAGTAGTCATCGAGGGGATTCCACAATTTAATTTGTTTGAGATCAGAAAATCCATTTTCTTGATCGACATCATAAGTATCAGATACTCTCCCGTTGAGCATATACTCATAACGATCAGGGAAAGCACCACCATTTCCCTTGATGTTTATTCGATCAGGTCGTAGCAAATGTAATTCCTTCGGTACATTGCCCATGCCTTCGATTCGCAAGATGTAACTGTTTCCAGATAACAACAAAAAACCAAAAAGCGAGTTCATAAATTCTGCATAACTTTGCAGTGGGTTTGGCCTGCTGAGCAGAGCGACCGCAGGGTGTGATTCTAAGTTATCTCCGTCTGCATTTAGGATTCGAAAGGGAACACTCGCCGCACCCTTAGATATTTCATTGACGCATCGATAAACTATAGCGTTCTTCATATAGCCTTCGGATGCTAGATCATCGTAAGTCATTGTTTTTGAAGGCATTGCATTCACCCCAAAATATCCAACCATTGATGAATTTTTCGTTTCTAACTTGTTTCTGTTCCTTCTTAAAAATCTGTCAAATATTGCCATCACGAAATTCTCCAAGACACATCGCCACGCGATTTGCTTAATTCAGTTAATCCCCAAACCAACGCATCAAGTCGGTCAGGAGATGGTTTGGATTCGCCTGTGTATGTACACATTTGACTTTCAAGTTCTGGAAAAACTCCCAGATGGTGAACCTTGCCTTGCTCATATAATGCTGAGATCGGCTCTGCTCTGAGCATCTTGCCACGGCTTGCATGGACTGCTCTATATTTTACCGTCGAATCAATGCTCTTCAATAAACGCTCCACCAAATCTCCACCGTTGTTAATCTCAGCAACAATAAGGTTGGCTGAATATTTATGGTATAGATCAATCGCCAACCGACCCCAACTATCAGGGCTGTACTTCCCCGACTTATCATCTAGTAAATAATACTTATTATTCAGGTCTTTTGCCACTACTACGATTCCTGTTTCATCAGAGTTGGCATTTGATGTCACAGCAGGATCGATCCCCACGCATATTTTTGAAAATTCAACATTTGTTGATTTGGGCAGTCTTGCATCATTTATCATTCGATTATTCCATAAAGCACCATCAACATCTTCGATAATTTCAGCATAAAGTTCTTGTCTGCCAAGATTAGTTCCTTCATATCTTTCTCGTAACATTGCCAAGGTGGATTCAGCTAAGTTATCAGCGTTCTCAAATGTATTTCCTTTAGTTATATACACATCCTTTCGTTTTGAAAGACTTATCAAAAGTTGCGTTGGTTTTGGAGTTGTAGTGATTATACACTTTGGATTCTTTCCTAATCTTAAAGAGAACATTAATTGATCAAAAGCTTCTGGATATCTCCAAGCCGCTAACTCGTCACACCAAGCACGATGAAACTGCGGTCCTCGAAGCCTGTCAGGTTCGGTTGCCGAAAACCCAATGATTTTTGATCCATTAAATAATCTTATCTCAGACGCTGAAGAATTATATCCCTGACCGCGACCTTGTAGTAAGCAATCTTTCGGAAGCAATTTGAGGATACCACTAACACCACCAAATGCGACTCGACGGAGATCACCGAACGTTGGAGTAACCACCGCAACTTGCACTTCTGGATTTCTCAACGCATATAAAATCGTGTCATATGCACCCGTCAGAGTTTTTCCCCAACCACGTCCTGCCTGAATCATCCAAATATGCCAATCACCCAAGGGAGTGATTTGAGCGTTTCGCGCTTTGTCCAACCAGTTAGTGTATAAAATCGCTGTCTCTTTGTGACCTTGATTCCGCAAGTTCGTCCAATTGCTCCATAACTCTGCGGAAGGATTCTGGGTTGTTAACATCTGCTGACACCTTTGTGATTTCTTGCGCTTCCCCAAGCGCTAACTTTCCAAGCTTCTGCGCATTTTGCGCGATATGTGAGGCATCTCTTAATTCTGAAATAGTAAGCAATCCTAATTGAGTTTTATTTTGCTCTGCAACCTGAGATGCCTGTAATTTTTTACCAACGCTGTTTAGAAGAGCCTGTGCTATCCGTATAGCAGTATCATCAAGTTTTTTCGAATCATTAATAATTCTTAAAACACGATCATCATCTAAAGCTTGTTGAATCTCTGATTGAATTTTGTTTTTTTGCGATTGCCAATTTTCCTCTGAAGAATATCTAAATAATGTGGCACGAGAAACATCATACTTTTTGTGCAATTTATCGATGGTTAGAAAAACCCTTGACCCATTTTCCCCGACCGAACCGTGGACAAATTCATCTCTAATTTTTATTTTAAGTTCTTCTGTTAGTTTGTTAGACATATCTTTACCGTTATCAAAAAATATTATTTTATCTGAATTTCGTTAAATGTTTCAGAAGTATCTTTTAAAATAGCGTCTCTCCCTGTGAATTCCTGCCACCGCCTGACGATAACATCACAATAGGATTCATCCAATTCGACCATTCTGCAATGTCTATTAGTTTTCTCCGACGCTATCAGAGTACTGCCCGATCCACCAAAAATATCCAAAACTATATCGCTTCCCTTGGTATTGTTTGTGATCTGATACTCAAGCAGATCAACGGGCTTCATCGTAGGATGAACTTCATTTCTACTAGGCCGATTGAAATCAAGCACCGTTACTTGTGTTCGATCTGATGCCCAAAGATGCGCCGATCCGTCCTTCCAACCATAAAGGCAAGGCTCATGCTTCCAATGATAATCTTGTCTTCCCATCACCATCGAGTTTTTATTCCAAATTAAACACTGTCTTACCTTCCACCCCGCATCCTTTACAGCCCCTCGGAATGCATAACTTTCCGAATCCGCATGCCAAATGTAAAAAACAGCGCCCTCTTTCATTACCATATCAGCTGAAATAAATGAATCTTTTAAAAATAATCTAAAATTTTCATCACTCATGTTGTCATTTTCTATTTTCATCTTGTCTTTTGTTTTACCAACATAATCGACGTTGTATGGAGGGTCAGTTATTAATTGATCGGCTAACTTACCATCCATCAATTTTTCAATATCGCTTATCACGGTCGCGTCCCCACAAATTAATCGGTGATTTCCTAACACCCAAATATCACCCTTCTTTGTTTTTGCCTCTTTTATTAATTCAGGAACGTAGTCTGGGTCGATTAATCCTTCCTCCTCGAAATCACCAAGAATACCTAGATCTGCGAGTTCTCTTTCATCAAAACCCGTTAAATCAAGATCATAATCTTCGCTCAATAGATCTGATATTTCTGTGTTTAACAATTCATAATCCCAATCTGCAGATTCACCACTTTTGTTATCCATTATTCTATAAGCTTTTGATTGGGCATCTGTTAAATTTTTAGCGATGACGCATGGAACCTCTAATAAACCCAAGGCCTTTGCCGCCTTTAACCTAGTATGACCCACAACTACTTCATAATTAGAATCAAGGACCAAAGGTTGCTGAAAACCGAACTCTTTTATAGAACGCAGTACATCACTCACTGCCTGATCGTTTATTCTTGGGTTATTTTTGTAAGGCACGATTTCATTTATATCGATAACTTCAATTTCCATTTATTTTCCTTTATTTAACTTGTCTTAAACTAACTTCTTTCGATCTTTCTGTCTCCCAAGATGCCTCGGCTAATCGCAATCTTTTCTTTGCCATCTCGGATTTGATTGAATATTTTTGAACGTCTAAATATCGTCTTTCCCAATCATCGTGTGTTTTAAGCAATACATCAGCCATAACACCCGAAACTTTATTTTCCATATGTGCTTTTTTGATTGCCGCTTCCCATGCTTTGAAACTTGCTTCGTGTTCATGGTATATGTGTAGAGTGCTTTCAAATATCTTCAAGCAGTCAGACCATGTTTCTATGCATTCATCAAGCCTTGACATATTGACCTCGGTTTATGAGCATTCGAATATCGTCAATGGTATCGGCGCATACTTGATGGGTTGCATATCTTAAAACGCTCCATCCTTGTAATACAGCATGATTGTACTTTTCCATATCTTTGATATATCCGCTTCCTCGTGTGTGTCTGCCGTTTGAAAATACACCACCTTCAATCTCGATGGCGATCTTTTGATCTAACGGCTGATTTCCAATTGCAAAGTCAAAGCGCCATTTCCGTTGATTATAAAATTGGTATTCACGGCGAAACGGAATGTTTGCTTCCATCAATAACAACGCAAGTGCTTCTTCACCTTTGTATTTCAAAGTCATGCCATATCCAATTGCTGTTTTAACTTTTCCAAATTTAAAACGTTTCGTTGTCTTTGTTCTTTGACTTGCTTTTCTGAAAGATATTTTGGCTCGTATAATCTGTGATAGCTTGCCTGGCGTTTAAACTGTCTTTTCAGTCCTAATATTGCATCGATGTCAGGAAACAAAAAATTGTCTGATCCCATCTGTCTCTGCTCATGCACCAAATCGAACAATTCATTAATTTCTTGTCGTTTCATATTACAGATGAACTTGCCGTATTCTCTTCGAGCAAGCGCAATACTTTTTTCATCTGGATACACTGCAAGCATTTTTGAAATGCCAAACGTATTTTGAAGGCGCAGGAAAAAATAGGCAATTGAATCTTTTTCTCTTGCGCTAAATGTTGGTTGCTTTGTCGTAGTCGTAGAAACTTGACGCATAAGTTGATCGATCGCTTTGTCTTTTTGCATCTTTTTCACTCCATTCTTTATGATTTGATTCCCAATAAAGTAATGCTTTTTTCCAACTCTTCATTTTCACCTTTCCTACCATCCATCCTTTTGATTCGTGATAGTTAAAAAATTTATCAACATCTGACTTCAACTGCTTTTCTTCTTTATAAATAATCAACTCGTCAATTGTGGGTTTATTAAATCTTGTAATATTAACTCTTGTAGTATTATGGTCCGTATTTTTATGGATAGGGTAATGATCCATATTTTTATGGATACCCCCACCCGATTTTTGTACCCTATCCACATTATTATGGATAGGTTGCTCAATAATCTCAAGGTATCTTTTGCTGATGTTTTTTGTCCCTTCAACAAACTGAATTGTTACTTTTAGATATCCAAGCTTCTCCAATGTAGAGACTAAATCACTAATTGTTTTTTTATGTAATTTATAAAGGTTTGCAAAATAATTATTGGTGGCCCAACAACGACCATCTTTGTTACAAAGCGCCGTTATCTCTGCATACAACAACTTAGCATTTGGTCTTAAACGCTCGTCATATCTAACATTCGCAGGTAATACTGCATAATAACTTGGCTTTTCCATTTGCCCATTTTGGGTCATTGTAATGTTTCAGTCAAGTAAAAATCATCAGGTCTCACGATTCCATTAGTAGCAAGGTTAATTAAACGCATATCTTCTGGCCTTGGTATTCTTGACCCGTTGCACCATTTCACAAGTGCAAATCTTGAGAAAGTAGCACCGTGATCTTCTTTTGCTTTTAGTAAAAAATCACGCTGAGTAAGATTATTTTTTTTCAGATAATCGGATAATTTCATAAATTACTCCAAAGAAATAATTTTTATTTTATCACATTTGATCTTGCAAAGATACCCAATTTGGGTTTTAATGATGATTCAAATGACAGAAAAGAGGTGCTCGAAAAAATGAAAACATTTGAAAAACACAACGTCACTCACCTGAGTGCAAGTTCCATAAATGAGTATATTGCCAATCCTGCAAAGTGGATTCTTCGCGTATCTGGGTATAAAGATATTTTTGGAAATCCTGCGATGTGGAGAGGAAGCGCAACTGATAATGCAATCTGTAAAGCATTACAAAATGAAGACTTTACTCTTCAAGATGCAATTCGTTCATCAGTAGAAGATTATGATAGTTTTTGGAGTAAATCCGTTTCTCATACAGAAATAGATTTGCAGAAAGTAGAAGCAGAAAAAACATCGTTAGCAAAATATGTTCAGACTGCTTTTGAGTATTATCGTGATCGTCCATACCGACCCATTGAGATACAGAAAAAAATATCGCTGAACATCGATCCAAAGTATCCAGAAATAATCGGCTATATTGATTTTCTTTATGAAGAGGTTGTTTGCGATATGAAGACGGTGGCGAGGTTGCCTAGTGAAACACCCGAATCAGTCAATCGTCAGTTAAGCATTTATGCATACGCAGAAAAAAAGCCTGCGATTGTTGATTATGTGCATTGCACGAAAACATCGTCTCAAGTCGTAAGTCGAGAAATCAATGATTTAGATCATCATTTTAAAGTCGTTAATCAAGCAGTTTCATCAATGGAAAAGATTCTTAGCTTTTCTGATGATATTCAAGAAATTGCTTTTTTGATGGTTCCGAACCTTGATGATTGGCGATGGAGCGAATCAGAAAAACAGGCGGCAAAAAAACTTTGGTCATATCTAGGGAGTTAAAAAAATGGAAAGATTAGACAGATGTCTAAAAAAGATCGGGGAGTTACCAAATGAACCACCCCACAAAGTACCTATAAAAGGAAAATGGTACACAACCGTTGCAACTCGACTTGAAATTTTTAGGGAGGTATTCGGTACAGAAGGCAAAATCACACAAAAACTTATCACCGCAGATTTAGAAAGGGTGGTGATGAAAGCAAATGTGTTTGTCTATCAAAACGATCGTTGGGAAAAAGTCGCGGACGGGTTTGCGGAAGAGTTTAGAGAAGCAAGTCCTGTGAATCAAAATTCAGCAGTTGAGAATTGTTCCACGTCTTGCATCGGTCGTGCGCTTGCTAATTTGGGATTACATGGGTCAGAATTTGCATCTGCGTTTGAGGTTCAAAATGCGATGGAAAGAAAGCCACCCGCACCCAAATCAAATCAGTTCACCAATCAATCAATACCAAAAGACTTTTTAAGTTAAGGAGAAGAGCATGAATATTGAAAGACAACTGCCTGAATATAAAGAAGGCACTCAAAAACGTGAGATTCTTGATTATTTAAAAACAGGTAAAAGTCTGAATCGCGGCATCGCGACTTATGAACTTTTAATCTGTGAAGCGCCTGCTCGAATTTCTGAAATGAGAAGCGATGGCTATGACATCGTTACAAAAACGGTTGAGCATGTAAAAAAGAATGGCAAAAAAAAGCAGGTGGCAATTTGGAGTCTTAAGAAATGAATACAGCAAAAAAAGCGATTACATTTTTTGATAACAAGCCTTGTTATGAAGAGGCGAAAAAATTGATCAAATCTCATAAATTATTTGAATGCGAAACAGATGGTTTTGTTTACGATGGATTTGTTCAGGAAAATAATAACGATGGATATTTTTATGTCGTAAAAAAGAGGATTCAACATGAAAAGTAATAATTTAAAAGGCGCTTTGTTTGCAGATTCAGATGCAAGCATTTTAAGAAAGGGAACCATTACAATTGATGGTGAGTTAAAATATGTTTCTTTGATTCAGGCAAAAACAAAACAAGGTGAGGATATTTTAGAAGTATCCGTATCAGCAGGTAGAATTTTTTTAAATAAGCCTGAAGAAAAATCGACACCGACTTATCCAGACCTCTCTGGTAAAATTAATATTGATGGTAAAAAGTACAGGTTTGGTGGATGGAAAAATGTGAGCAAAGAGGGGGTTGATTATATCGGCGTTGAGATGCAAAATGTAGATGAAGAAATACCTTTTTAGAATCACATACCCCCAAGAGTGTGTTATCTTGCCCCTTCAGTTTACTGTTAGGGGCCTTTTTATGAAAGAAAAAAGAATACAGAGTAGAAAGCATCAGGAATTTGTTTGTTCGCTAGATTGCTGTATCAAGGACATTTCTTGTCAAGGACCTATTCAAGCACATCATCTTCTCAAACCTTGGGTTGGATCGAGGGGGATCGGAATGCGAAGCGATGATCGCAATGTAATACCGTTATGCTTTTATCACCATGCTCAACTACACACCAAATACGGTAATGAAGAGCGTTTTTTCGAGCGTTACTTCAGGAGCCGTAATTATGGTCGTAAACTAGCAAAATCGCTTTGGAAAAAAAATAATGAAAATTAGTGGAGTTCATTTAGTAAGATGAAGATTAATAATCAAACGATTAAAAAAAATCCATATTTTTTAGAGCACCCTTCCTTAATAAGTTTTAGTGGAGGAAGGACTTCAGGATTTATGTTGAAAAAAATACTTGAGGCCCACGAAAATAATCTGCCAAATGATGTTCATGTCGTTTTTGCAAACACTGGAAAAGAAATGCCGCAAACATATGATTTTGTCAAAAATTGTGAGCTTCAGTGGAACGTAAAAATTCATTGGTTAGAATTCGATGGTATTTCAGAGGAGGGATATCAACCTACCCCGTCAAGCAGAGCATGGAAATTTAAGTACAAAATTACAGATTTTGAAAACTGCTCGCGAAAAGGTGAACCTTTCGAAATTCTTATCGATTATTATAAAAAGTTACCAAATATGACGAACCGATTTTGTACATATCTGATGAAGCAACGAGCAATAAAATGGTTTGAAAAAATAAATGGGTTGGATAACCCAGATCACATACTTGGGTTAAGGTACGATGAACCCCGACGGGTTCATAGGGTCAGAGAAAGAGAAGGAAACCAAGAATTTAGGTGTCCGTTATATGTGGCGCAACACACAAAAATTGATGTTAAAAATTTTTGGGATAATTGCTCCTTTGATCTAGATTTAATTGCTTCAAACGGTCACACAATACTTGGTAATTGCGATATGTGTTTCCTTAAAGGAAAAAAACAGCTTATGCAAATAATGAAAGAAAAAGAAAGACTGTCAGATTGGTGGATAAAGCAAGAAGAAAAAACAGGAAAAACCTTTAAATACGACATATCTTTTCAGCAAATGAAAAATTTAAACAATAATCAATATACGCTTTTTGAAAATGAAGAAAGCATTGATTGTTTTTGTCACGATTAAAATAAAAAAACATTTTAAAAACGCCCTTTTTTTCTAAAAATTTAAAAAAGTTGTTGATTTTAATTTTATTATTGTATAATATACTATACATAACTAAACAAAAGGACTGAGAAAAAACAATGATTACATTTAAAAAAGAAACAAATGAAAGATATACAACATGGACAGCGCCAGTTGTTAATGATCGAATTGTATACATAAAAGAAAGACACAGTTGTAAAGGTGCATTTGATTTGTTTGTAAATCATCAGATTGAAGAAAATATCTCGCCAGATTCCCTCGAATACATAGAAACATTTGATGACATAAGCAAGGCAAAAATAAGCGCTAGAGAAGCAGTAATTTTTATAGAGAAATTTATCAAATAATTCCAACTGATGAGATCAGATAGTTACTGATCGAAACACCCCAAGGGGTGTCTTGGAAAACTAAATGAAACAAAAGGAAAAAATTATGAGATATGAACAAATTTTCAGAATCAAAGTGAATGGATATCGGATTAATAGCGATAAAAAAATTGAGCGTGTGTATGATGTCAAAAGCCTAAATATGCAGTATTGGGAGATTCGGACAACCTGTGGACACTATATTGATTTGCATCCTCATGGTAGGGAAGTAAAAAAAGGAAACCGAAGGGTGATGTGTGAAATACAAATTGAGATTCTCCAAGGTTTTAAGAAAGTAGATTATGACCCTAAATGGGGGACGCTAAGCTATTAATTTTGTAAACGTTGCGGAGAATAGAAATGAACAAAGCAGATTTTGAAGTTTGTAATTTAGGGAATCAAACGAGACTCATTTACCTAAATGAATCGTTGAGGATTGATGAAGTGATTTATTTTATAAAAGGATTCCCAAAACCAATATGGCTCTCAGAGCGCTCTGTTTTAGTTTACAGTGACAATGGACGCGATCTTGATGGAAACTCAATGCCAATAAATTTTGCCGCTACGGGCATTTTACAGGACTATGATTCAAAATCAGAAATCGTCCAAGGAAACGCTTTGATTTTAACAGATGATGCAATATGGGATTGGCTTTGATAATTTGAGTTTTTTGCTCAAAATGTATAAGATACTAACCAGAGGGATTGATATGTTAAATTATAATGAACAGCAAATACACGATGATTGCATGTTGAGTTCGCTCAAACACAATTATGTTGAATTTGTTGCAGAATATGGCTTTGCAGAAGCCGATAGAAAACTTGAAAGATTGTTTGACAATACTTGGAGAAGAAACAGAGAGATTGTTTGGCAGTGGTATGATCAGGAATATCTTGATGATTGATGATGTCACTTTTTTTCTGGGTAGCATTCAAGACGAATATGATGCTGATCTTTTAGAATTACCAATTTTAGCAGTCAAAGAATTACTTTCAGATGAGCATTTGCAAAAATTAGAGGTCATCCTCGAAAAATAAACTGACAAAAGTCTAAGGATAAAAAATGGATTTCGATGGAAATACTCTCAGATCAATGAGAGAAAGCGCAGGCGTAACACAAGCAGAAGTTGCCGCATATCTTGGATACTTTACTAATGGTGTTCCGAATCGATCGGCAGTATCAAACATGGAAAACGGGCATCAGCCAATAAACAAAAGATTATCATTAGCGTTGACTAACTATTTCAAAGATAAAGGATTTGATTGATGGTTATCTATAGTCCAGTAAACGAGTTTTCTGCCTATCAAGGCGATGAAGACTTTCACTGTGATCAGTGCGACTGCTCAAAAAGCATCGGTGAAGATGAGCATGGCTTCCAGTTTCTCTACTGTAAAAAATGTCAGGAAGCAGAAGAGGAACTTTGGATGAGCCATTGGACAGATACTAAGCCCAAATCTTCTTAGTTCCCCCGTCATATTCGACCGCATGACCTTCTTCAATCAGCAAGAAACAGATGTCTGTGCCATCCTTTGTGTAAGGAGTGCCCAAAATGCGTCCATATTTGTCTCTACCGTGCGATACCAATTTAATCGGCCCTTTGCATACCTCTTTTAAACGTCTCTTAGCGGCTAATCCTAGCGCCTTCTCATCAATGTTTCTTGTTCGGCTTTCTGGGGTGTCAATGCCTGCTAATCTGATCCGTTGATTGTGAAGCCAACAATCAAATCCCAAATCAATATCTAAGTCTATCGTGTCCCCGTCAACTATTTTTCTTACTTTACAATTCGTGTACGTGTATTCATATGGCATTTTTTGCCTCACTTTTATATTTTATGTTCAATCCTGCAAGAGTACATAATCTGTTCTTTTCGCTTATCCCTTGCGAGGATAACTTTAACTTTCCGTTTGTGTATTCAATAAATCCGTCTTCGATTGATTCTTTAATTAAATCGAGATCGATTGTCTCGTTTGACATCACCGCAAGTAAACCGCCCAATCGATGACTTTGTGTTTTACTTAAACTCATCAGGATATTCTCCTGTTTTAATCATTCCTGCGACTCGTTGTGATCTTGCTCCAACTTGTTCAGACCAACGACTATCTAAAAATTCAGATGCCGCTTTGTCATAATCTTGTTGGTTCATAGCCGTCAAAGCCTTTTTAAAAGTCATCAATCTCGATAAACCAATGTTAAAGGCAATATCCATCATCGCATCTGTTCTTACTTCGTCAAGGTCATCAAACCATGTAAAGGCAGATGATAACTCTGCTCTTACTCTTGAGATATCGTTTTCAAGCAAATAAGTGATTTCATCCTCAGACAACCCAAGCCCAGTCTTAGAAATGTTTCTTCCTACCCCGACAGTTTCATATCCTGCGGAGCAAGTATAGACGTGCGATCGAACACCCTCATGTATGCGTAACATCTTTTGAATCTTCATTTAATCCTCTATTGGCGATTCAACAAGTTCTCTAGACTCTGGACCAAACAACCAAAAAAACAAAATCATTCCTATAAATATAAGGAAAAGCAAAACGATATGCACCCAACTCACGTCATCTCCCCCATTATATTCTTTCCAGCCCATTCAAAATTTCTCTTTAAAATCAATAACTTATCTATTGTTCTCTACTAACTTTCCTAACCTTCTCGACAGTTCTGAGGGTTCCGAGGCCTAGCATGCCCATCAGAACAGGCATCATTTGAGAAGTATCGATCATCGGAATTTGAACTTCAATTGTGGCTAACGCAAGTGCAAAATTTGCCATCGGTATCAATATGAAGTTCGATGCAAAACCAAGGGCGCAAATCCAACCGACTGCGGGCCTCCAACCCGCCACAAACATACTGCTACTTGCGGCCTCCATTTTGTTGACTTCAATTTGACCTTTTGCAAGTTCTTGAGCGTGACGTTCTGCCATTGTGCTTATCTCATGAGCCAAAGCCATCTTTTGATCTTTGTCTTCTATAAACTTATCTAACAACTGAGTTGCGGGACCAATCAAATTTGTCAGCATAATAATCTCCTATTTTTTAGCCATATAAGCTGTTGCACCAAAATACAAACCGATAACGGAGGCTTGACTTAAAAATATCATATCGCTCATTGCGCTCCATGTATCCAGTCTATCTTCCGCAATCACAAGCGAAGCTAGTGGGTACAAAATCATTGAAATCATTGCGACCCAAGCCATTTTTCTCTGTGTATCCGCTTTTTCTTCTGCTAATTCTTGTTTGAGTATTTCATTGTGTTTAGATATTTCTTCATCAGTAACAGTGCCATCACCGTCAAAGTCATATTCTTCGTATTTTGATTTCGGTTCTAATTTTTTCGGTGTCATAATTTTTGTTCCACGTAGAACATTACAAATCAATTTCCGCATATATATCCCAATATGCGTCTACCTTTTGACCATTTTCATCCGTAAATCTTTGCATTGCAAGCCAAACCTTGCTGACTGTGTTATCTGATTCCTTTGCGGTTTTCAAATTTGCCAATGCCTCATTTGCATTTGGGGCGCCTTGAACAGTCTCTTCAACAACCTCTGATCCATCGGTTTTGGTAAATCCTACTTGTATCATGATATGTTTTCCAAAGTTCCAAAAATTTTATTTATGTCAAGCGAACAACTTGCCTGAAGGTTTGTTCGTTTGGCTTGAATTTTAAATTCTGTTGCGGTTGTCGTAGTTCCAAAAGTTCCCCGATATGGAAAAAATATGCTTTGATTCCCCAATGTATCATCTGGATCAGGAGGCGTGATTTGAAAGTAAGTTTGATCCACAAGAGTCGAAACGAAAGTTCCTGATGAATTAAATTTGGAATCACTGTAAAACACAGAATCACTTGTAGTAAACACAACCCCAGATGCTTCAATACCAATGAACGTTCTATTTGTAGAAGCATCATAAAATACATCACGGATGGTTGCGGGTTCATTTGTTCCACTGGCGTCATTCGTTGAAGCAACACCACCGCTGATATCAACCACATTTAACACATTGCCTGAAATTTCTATAATTTGAGTGAAACTTGTATCATTATCGACAGCCACGACAGTACCAACGCTAACCGCATTCACACCCTTGCTTTTTTTCATACATCTGACAGAAATAAAAGTTTTTGCGTTGGGTGTATTTTGACCTGCATTGCCAAGACGGAATTCAATGGTTGCATCAATTTTTTGTCGTTTTGCAATCCCATTTGTAGGCGCAGGTATAGAGAAAGTGAATTTATCTGTGAATGAAGTGCTTACGCTTGAACTTACTGACCTCATCAAAGGATAAACTTCTGAGACATCACCTGTAATAAGATTTGATGCCAATGATCCTGCTGTAACAGTGCCAAGATTTGCGCTGATTGCGGCGAGGTTATTGACTGAAATATCTGTGTTTGCGACTTTCAGCATTTTGCCCTGCACTTGAGTCGTGTAAGTATCATTGCCACTGCCATCATTAGAACTTGTACCGTACACATTGATTGATCGAAGTCTAATGTATTGGATTGTGTCAAATGCTAAACCGTGAGCAATCCCTAAAATAATCGTTTTTTTCTTACCAACGTCTCCAATGTAAGTGCCAATCAACGTGCTACTCGATGGCGTGTAACCTGATGTCGTGCTGACGTGAACCTCTACAGCGCGAAGATTAACATTTGATGGATTTGTCCATTCCACCTCGATCATCAGCGGTTTATCTGTGGTGGCGCTTACATTTGTCGGCAAGGCAGGACCAGAATCAGGTTGTGTAACACCGATCGTCATTTCATTTGTTAATGCACTGTAAACATTGTCTTTCGTAAAATGCCTTAATTTTATGTTATAAGTTTCACCAACTGTCACATTAGGTATGCTTGCTTCAGTTTGTCCTTTGGTCGCAACAACCGCATTTTCATAAGTCGAATCCCCACTTAATTTATATTGAACTTCAGTGCCTAATACTTTGGGGTCATTTGCATTTGTCCAAGGAACTTTAATATTAATTTTTGTTGTCGGACCCTCCTGCCCCTTTACTTGCGATGGTGTTCCGTTTGTGGGAATAGGACAGGTTGGAACTCCGACCGTAGCGTCAGCGCTATTGTCTTGAGGCGTTTGATACGAACCAAATGTGAAAATGGAAGTTGCAGTCTCTCTTAATGTTAAGTTTACAGCAATAAAAATGGCGCCATCGCTTTCCAAAAACGTCAAAGCCATATCCTCTATTTTAAAAAGTTTTGCAGTAAAGCCTAAACGGTCGTTAGTAACAGTCACGTAGTCATTCGGTTGTGCTTTCATAAATTCAGTGGTTGTAACAAGAGATAATTGAGTTGTTTGCCTCTGATCCAAAAGAGATATTTTTTGCAATCGTTGCGCCATTGTTTCTGAAGTCGTCATTGGGAATCGCATTTCTAAAGTTTTTTTGAAATGCTGTTTTGTCGCCGCACTTGCACTCGCACCATCTGGAGTATCTTCTGTAAGCATAGACGCATCTTCAAATAACGGTGTCTCGGCAATGTTAAATTTATTTCCTGAATCTACAAAAACCGACTTTACCGAGTTGAATAACTCACCACTTGAAGATTTCGTTTGTATATCGGGAGTCCCAATAATTTTGTCATCGGTAATTGTTAAAGAGGCCGTTTGAGTAGTTCCTGCAAAGAAATTAAATTTTCCATTTGTATAAGTAAGATTTCCTGCACAGGCCGATGAAATAGCTTGAATGACTCCATTGCCCGTTGCACTAAAATGAAAAAATCCATTGGAGGTGTAAGTGGTCTCTGTGACACCGCCAGTCGTCAAATTAGCATCACAAATATTAGCGGCATGGCAGAAACTGCCGACATCAGAACCGTTTGTTGCTCCATCATTTATTTCAGCATCCAATGCTTTTAGTCCATAGGTTGTATCTGTTAAAAAATCTCTAGCTTGAAGCGCAGGGTTTGCTCTTTGTAAATCAGTATTTGCCACCGCATTTGTTCTAGGATCAAAAACATTCTTTCCTTTGACGTTGAAAAAAACTTCAGGAAGTGAGGGCATTTTTTCAGGATCATAAACGAACTCCATGTAAAAATATGCACATCCAAGGAACTTACAAGTTGATGGATATCTTGATGAATTTTCAGCCGCCGCTAAACCATCGACAGCAGTTTGATCTCCTTTGTGGAAAGTAAATCTGATGAGAGCACCCGATCCAAAATTACTGTTATTATCGGTGTTGGTAAAATCTGAATTGGTCGCAGTGAATACTGTTTCACCGCTAACGGTTGCACTAGATGTGGTCAGTTCTTTATTATTGACAAAAACTTTATTGAATCCATCAATTTCATGACCCGCGATCACAATTGCCATCGAGAGAATTGCATTGTTCGCCCCTCGACTGTCTAATTTTACAATCGTCCCACCGACACGAACATTTGATCCATAAATAATTTGACGAGGTACGGCGATTCCAGATACAGCAACTTTTCTACCGAAGTTGTCCATCGATGCGTTGACGCCCTTATTTGTCAATTGACCAAAAGCACCCGCAACCAGAGTTCCTGCAAACGCATAGATCGCACGTTTTTTTATAGCCGCAAAAGTAAGACCTGCTAAATCTTTAATTTTCAGCAAAGTGCCGATGCCTTTTGCTAAATACATCCCTGTAATAACAACGACAGCCGCAACAATTGCTGTTTTAATTTGTTTAGCCATTAATCCTAAAAACCTTAATTGCGGTGTTTATATCGCTGTAAGCATAACCTTCTGAAGCAGGGGACAAAATAGCATAACCATCACAGACCCCAGTGATATTTTTACCATTCGAGTTATAAACGCAAATGTCGCCCTTTTTAATTTCATCATTAGGCACTTCTTTCAAGCCTTTTTCTTTTGTCCCTTTAATCATGCTGTTTAATAGCGTTTCTCCGTATTCTTTTATCGTTTTAACGGCAGTTCTTTTGTTTTCCCAGTAAAGATACTCAGGAATGAGTTTCTCTCCTGACATCGCCTTACAAGCGGAATTTGCAAATATGACACAATCCCATCGACCCCATCGAAATTTTCTGTCTTTGTTTTCACATAAAAATCTGTGAAACTGTTGTTCCCAATTGTTTAATTTTTTCATCAAGCTTTGTTCATGGTTGCGACTTCGTTTAACTTATTGCCCGTCAAACCCGTACCTAAAGAACCGCCTCCGCTAAAGGTTCTCGATCCCCAACTAATCTCAATATCTTGCAATTTGTCAACCGCATCGAATCCTGTGTCTGTAGTGCTTGGATTCAATGCAATCTGTGATTCTTTGGTATATCTGAAATTAGAAGGTCTATCTAAATCGAGCAAGCGATTTTCAGTTTGCAAAGTGACAATTACACCTTGCTCTGTAGTATCGGAGATTGAACTCGATACCATGCGACCTTTATACAACGTCATAAAACCTTCAACGTGATCTGTTCCTGCTGACAGAAAAGCCAAAAACAAACTAATATTTCTATTTTGTAAATTTTCATTCAGCGCATAACCTAATACGGTTGCATTCATGCCCGATAATTGAAAAGTAACACCAGAACTTTTAAGATCATTCGCGTCCTCGATGTCAGAGATACCTAACAAAGTCCCTGCCCCTGTATAGGTTTCACTGTTTATTGTAAGGTCGCCAAGTCCAGAATGAAGCAAAACGGTGCTCGTATCAAATTCAGCTTTAATTGCAAACACTGCTTGTTGAGTT